GAATGGTTACCGCTTGAAAACCAAACAACATACCGCGAGTGGCTGGGTTGTTTTTCAATAGTGTAACTGGAGGGTTTATTATGTTGGTGTTCGTATATCCAAGCAAAAAAGCGTTAAAAGAGAGCGTGGGCAAGCGTTTAAACCATATTGAGACAAGCGTGTTCGGTGCTGAATACTTGCGTGATGGATGGTTAACGGGTGCAAATAGACCGCATATTACCCGACAAGGGCGTGAATTCTTTGCCCGTGTATTTATGCGCGATGGGTTGATCGCTAAAGTTGAATAAGAGGGTTAAGCATTGGCGATGCTGTCGCCTTTGCCTAGCGCTTTTGCTAGATAACTGGAGCAATCGGAATGACAATTTTATCTTATCGCAACTTCTTCATCGTCACACGTAGCAATGGCGCTGTCGACCTTATCAACCCTCACAATGAGCGTGTGCGTGTGGTCAAGAGCGTGCGTGCGGCTAAGTGGCGTGTTGGGCGTGTGCTGACTCTGGCTAACAAGGCTAAAGGGTTAATCTAATGGATAACCACATCACACCCGCGTGTGCCTACTTTATCGCTGATTACGTCAACGATCAGATCATGCGCGGTAAAACAATCGACAAGTTTACAATCATGGGTGCGCTTGTCGCATACTTTGGTGGCACAGTTTACCCAGAGGAGTTACCACAATGAATGACTACGACAGAGAGGCCATCGAGGCCAAAGAAGACTACGACGCTGAGCAGTACGACGTCGAGAAGGACAAAGCCATGCTTGAGGCGGATGAGTTAGCCGCCATCGTGCGTAAACAATTTATACAGGAGGGGTTATGCTAGATGAGTTAATCTTAAACAGCGCCGGACGCTTTGTAACGGTTCAATTCTATAAGAAGTCGGGTGAGCTTCGCACCTTGAATGGTCGTATGGGTGTCATTAAAGCCCTGCGCCATCCAGTAGGGGTAGGGGTTAACCATCTGGACAAAGACGCCTACATCACCATATGGGACATGCAGAAGAAGGGCTATCGTAGCATAGCTAGGGATTCCATTGTCTCTGTATCCATTAACCATCAACACGTGGAGGCATGATGAGAGACTACTCAATTTGTCACAGCATAGGGGCTATCGATGGTTACAACGGTATGCCCTACGAAAACCCCTACATCGATGAGCCTGAGTACGACGCCTATGAGAGTGGGTGGGAGTTCGGTAATGGTCGTAGGTTAGAAGACTTTGATTTGGAGGATGAAGATGAGACAGCAAGTTGAAGCACTGCTAGAGGACTATCACGAGGCTGAGATAGGCCGTTTGTTAGGCATCCCTGATAAAGATGCCAAGCTAATGGTGAGGGATATCCGTAGTCACATTACCGACTGGAGGCCTGAGCGGAGCGGGGATGTATGGGCTATTTTCAGCGAGAACTATTCTGCTGAATACATAGACGCTGAAGGTAACTATCAATGCTTTGACACTGAAGCAGATGCACTGGCATACATAAAGGAGGATGAATATGATGTATGAGATCAGAACCAAGTGGACGAACCTGATCGTCTATCGTACAACTGAGAGGGCTAATGCCGTCTACTGGTTGGAGGAGAATAACCAAGAGGGAGTATTTAAATTGGTGAGGGTTAAGTGAAAATTGTGGTAGGATATATACTGTTCCTGTGTTTGTTTGCTGTCATAGCTAAACCAATCAGGGACAGTCAACTAACAACTTACGAGGTGAACAGATGAGATGCACTTGCTGTAACGTGATTTTAACACCATTTGAGGCAACGATAAAGAAAGTTACCGACAATAGCTTCTTAGATATGTGTGAGAGCTGCTTTAGCTACATATCTGACGAGGTGAAGGTGTTAACCCGTGAAGATTTAAGAAGCGAGGTTGGCACGGATGTTGCTAACTATATAGACTATGAAGATAAGAGGGAATTATATGATTAACACGCTTGAGGGTAAAGAAGATGACTGTATAGGGATACAAGCGGAGGTATCCTTATACTATACATTGTCTGACGCGCACGACTTGATTCAAACAATAGGACTCAAGCAGTTTCTAGAATCCCTCTATCACGAGAAACAGGGGAGACTACTAACCATCGAGGAGTACGAAGCGATGCAGGTGTTACATGACAACTGGGATTTATAATGGGATTCAAGAAGATACATCAACCATGCCCCGACTGCGGAGGCACTGACCCACTAGCTGTTAACCAAGATGGCAGTACCAAGTGCTTCAACTGCGGGACATACAGGAGGGACGAGGCGGCGATAGAACCATCTACCCATACCCACGTATACACCGAGGCCAGGAAGCCCGTTGTAGCCCGTTCTGATGCGTATGTGGGGGCTTTTCCAGCTCGACGGTTAACCAATGCCACCATGCGTACCTACGAAGTGGAGCAAACCACTGAGGGCGAGGTGTTATTCCCTTACCACAACAAGATAGGGGAGACCATAGCGTTTAAGGTGAGGGGTGTTGACAAGACATTCAAGGTCGAGGGTGACTGGAAGGGTGCGACGCTGTTCGGTCAAAGTCGCTTCCAACAGGGAGGGAAGGTGCTCTCGCTGACAGAGGGGGAGTTCGATGCCTTGGCTGTCCATCAAATGACTAGCCTCCCTGCTGTTAGTGTGCGCTCCGGTGCTCAGGGTGCGTTAGCCGACTGTAAGGCAGCGTTCGAGTGGATTGACTCATTTGACAAGGTGGTTATTTGCTTTGACAACGATGAGCCGGGGAAGGAGGCCACGAAGAAGGTAGCTGAACTGTTGGGGTCGAAGGCGTGTATGTTTAGGCATCACAACGACTACAAGGATGCGTGTGAATGGTTAGCGCATAAGAGTGAGGCACAGTTTAGCAACGCTTGGCATGGGGCTGATGCGTACAGGCCAGAGGGCATCGTCACCGTAACAGATATTAAGGAGAGGTTGTTAGCCCCGCCAGTAGCAGGTGTGCCGTGGTGCTTCGATACCCTAACAGAGGTAACCTATGGGCGACGTAAGGGTGAGCTATATGCTTTCGGTGCTGGTGTTGGGGTCGGTAAGACTGACGTGTTTACTCAACAGATTGCCTATGACATTGACAAGCTGGGCTTGCGGGTTGGTGTTATCTACCTTGAGCAAAACGTGGTAGAGACAAGTCAGCGTGTGATGGGTAAGCTAGATAAGAAGCTGTACCATGTGCCTGATATGGATTGGACGCGAGAGCAGTACGAGGAGAGTGTTGACAGGTTGGAGGCCAGAGAACAGCTATACATGATGGAGCACTTCGGTGCGATGGGCTGGCGTAGTATCAAGAATATCATCAAGTTCTTTAACAAGGCTTATGACATTGACCACATCTACCTAGATCACCTGACTGCGCTGTCGGCTAATGAGCAGGATGAGAGACGTGCGCTGGACGGTATCATGGCAGACATGGCCTCACTGGCACAAGAGCTAGGTATCATCATCCACTTCATTAGTCACCTCACCACACCAGAGGGTAAGGCGCATGAGGAGGGTGGACGTGTGCTAGAGAAACACTTTACTGGGTCTCGTGCTATCGCTAGGTGGAGCCACTATATGTTCGGGTTAGAGCGCAACAAGCAGCACTCCGATCCTATCAAGCGGCAGACCACTACGTTTCGTGTGTTAAAAGATAGATTTACCGGGCGCGCGACTGGGACTAAATTTGGCTTGCAATATAACCAAAAGAATGGTATACTGTCGGAATCGGTTGACCTTATGGAGGATGACAACATATGATGGAAGACTACGGGTATTGCAGTAAGACAGGCGTATGCTTCAACCCTTTCGGTGTTAAGCCTGAGTGGGTGCAGAAACGAGCATACAAGATACGACATGGATTGTTAATTGAACAGACAGAGGAGGCTTTGTTTTGACTGACAAGATAACTAAGGACGGTGTGGCTTGCATCGACTTAAACTACTATTGGCGACCGATAGAGGAAGCACCACACGGTGTTAAGTTACAATTGCTAAGTGTGTATGGTGTGGCTTCTCATGGGTCGCTATCACCTGCTATAATTGAAGATGGGTTCTGGATTGGCTGGACACCCCTACCTAGACGGAGGAAGTAATGATTGACAACATAACCCTATGGCACAGACGGGCACGACCAGAACCAACGGTGCGTGACCTAGATGTTCAGATAGGCTGTCACATTGAGGAGTTCATTGAGATGATGGATTCGTTAAACATAGATGCTAACAGTGACTTGGCTAGGGCGCTTGATGATTTAGAGGAGTTCGCTGACTCATTGAAGGCAGGGGACAAGACTGTATCATCAATAGATCGTGAGCCGCTACTTGACTCATTAGCAGATCAAATTGTTACGGCTGTTGGTGTTGGTGTGTGCGCTAAGATGGATATGAATGCAGCGGTAACTGAGGTTAACGAAAGTAACTGGTCTAAGTTTAACTACAAGGGCTACCCTGAGTTCGATGAGAACGGTAAGATTAAAAAGGGCGAGCGTTATCGTAAGCCTGATTTGAAGGGGATGTTTTGATGCACCCATCTTTTGTTAAGTTGAATGAGCTAATCCCGGAAGATGACTGGGAGTATTTTGAAGATCGTGATATGTCAGCGCGTGAAGCCGCAGGAGAGATTAAGTTTATGAAAGATGTAACAGAAACGTTAGGATTGCGTGAGAACCGTTACGGTGAGTTCAGGAATGTGTCAGCAACGTCACAATGGTTAAAAGATATTATGCGTGGCGGTGCTAGTTGGAAGGGGATGGAACCCTATATGCAAGAGAGCTTGGACTTGATTGCCAACAAGCTGGCGCGTATTGTTAATGGCGACCCGTTCTATGATGACAGTTGGCACGACATAGGTGGTTATGCGAAGTTAGTTGAAATTGAAATTGCTAAAGGAAAGTAACGTGGACTTAGTTCTCGACATCGAGACAGATAGTAAGCAGAGTAAGATATGGCTTTGCTATACCCATAACAGCGAGACAGGCGAATACATATGTCACACAAAACCGGATACACTCATACCCTTAATAAACAAAGCAGAGAGATTGATCGGACACAACTTGATCGGCTTCGACGCACCAGTGCTCAACAGGCTTTGGGGAACGAAGATTGGCTTGAAGAAAGTGAGAGATACCTTGATAATGTCAAGGCTACTCAATCCCTCTATCGAAAACGGGCACAGTTTGGCGGCGTGGGGCAAGAGACTGGGGAATAACAAGGTTGAATACACCCGTATTTGGCATTGGATGAAAGGGTTACAATATGACAAGGTTTCTACTGCTCCTTATGACGATCCAATTGATAGTCTTAACCGCTTTTATTGTAGACAGGACGTGTCAGTAACTGTTGACTTGTACAAGTACTTAGAGGAACAGTTGGTTGAGTGGGGTGAGAGTGTGCAGCTTGAGCATGAAGTTGCCGCTATCGTGTGCAAGCAAGAAAGGCATGGGTTTAGATTTGATGAGGCTAAGGGTAGGGTTCTATTGGCACAGCTTTCAGGCGAGGTTGCTGATATTGAAGGTGAGTTGCAAGCTACGTTTCCTCCAATTGTGGAGAAGCGTATCAGCGAGAAGACAGGGAAAGAGCTGAAGGATAAGGTAACCCCTTTCAATCCCGGCAGTAGACAACAGATTGCTGAGAGGCTTGCCTCCCTCGGTGTTAAGTTTACGCAGGAGACTGAGAAGGGGAGTACCATCATCAACGAGAAGGTGTTAGAGGGCATTAACTTACCAGAGGCTAAACTAATTGCTCGATATCTAATGCTTCAGAAACGTATCTCGCAGGTGAGTAGCTGGTTTGACGTGGTTAAACCTGATGGTAGGGTGCATGGTAGGGTGATAACAAATGGAGCCGTGACGGGGCGTATGACGCATCACAGCCCTAACATGGCACAAGTACCCTCAAGCGGGAGTGAGTACGGTAAGGAGTGCAGAGAGTTGTGGACTGTGGAGGTTGGTAACAAGCTGGTCGGTGCAGATGCTAGTGGGCTTGAGCTACGGATGTTAGCCCATTACATGCAGGACAAGGCGTACATCAACACTGTGGTACACGGGAAGAAGGAAGACGGGACAGACATACACACAGTTAACATGAGGGCGGCTGGCCTTCCTGATAGAGATACAGCCAAGACCTTCATCTATGCTTTGTTGTATGGGGCTGGAGCAGGTAAGATTGGTTCTATCATCGGTGGTGATTCCAGACAAGGGCATCGCATCATGGAGACTTTCTTTCGCAAGACACCAGCACTTGAACGTCTAAAGGAGATAGTCACTGAGGCGGCGGCAAGGGGTTGGATTCGTGGGTTAGATGGGCGGCACATTATGGTGCGCTCAGAACACGCAGCATTAAACTCTTTGTTGCAGGGTGCAGGTGCAATTGTTATGAAAAAAGCGTTGGTTATATTGCACGATAAGCTAAAGTGTGGTATAATAAACGCTTCATTCTGTGCAAATGTACATGATGAGTGGCAGATAGAAGTCCCGCAAGAGGATGCAGAGCGTGTCGGTAAGATGGCAGCAGAGGCAATTGCAGAGGCTGGAAAGCACTTCAATCTCCGCTGTCCTTTAACAGGAGATTACAATGTAGGTTTTAATTGGAAGGATACGCATTGAAAGACGAAGTAGATTTGGATACTGTATTAAAGGATGCGGAAGCGCTAATCATTATTACAGAGAAGGAGGGTGCAGTGAGCCTAACCTTTAGCCAAAACATGGATGAGATGGAAGTGCTAGACCTCCTAGCCTTTATCACATCAGAATTTTATCAGATTGCCGACGAAGGCAGAGTAACTAAACACTAAGGAATTATTATGACAGACGCAGTAAAAATCAAAGCAGACATTATGTGGGCATACCTTGACAAGGTTAACGATATGAGTGGCAAGTTTCAAGTGGACTTGTGTAACCTATCAGACAAAGCAGCCGATGCGTTGCAGGACATTGGCCTAGAGGTTAAGTTTAAAGAGGGTAAGGGTAAGTACATTACCTGCAAGAGCACCCGTCCTATCTATGCTTTTGACGACGGGGGTTCTCAGATTGATGCACAGGTAGGTAACGGGTCGAAGGGTGTCGCGCTTGTGGGTACATACTCATGGGCATACCAGAAGAAGAAGGGCGTCTCTCCTGCCCTCAAGCGTTTGGTTATTACAGACATGCTTGAGTACGGTGGCGAACCAGTGGGTGAGCTTATCTCTGAAGACGATCTGCTGTAAATGATTGCGCTGATCGATAGCGACATTCTATGCTACCGAGTAGGCGCTGTTACTGAGGAAGAAAATGAGAACACGGCTATCGAGACGATGGCTGTGTATCTCGAAGATATGTTAATGTTTGATCTGTTAGACTGCGAGGAGCACGAATTATTCCTCACTGGTAAACAGAACTTTCGTTTTGACGTAGCGGTAACAGCCCCTTACAAGGGCAACAGGAAGGATGTTAAGAAGCCGAAACACCTACCTCTCCTACGGGAATATTTACAAACGGCATGGGGCGCAAGCGTTAGTGATGGGCAGGAAGCGGATGACGACATCGCCATACGAGCAACAGAGTTGAAGGGCGAAGGACTCATCGTATCAATTGACAAAGACTTTATGCAGGTTCCGGGATGGCATTACAACTTTGTGAAGAAGGTGAAGAAGGAAGTAACACCAGAGGACGGGTTGCGCTTCTTCTACAAACAGATACTGATGGGGGACTCAGCCGACAACATCAAGGGAATTCACCGTGTAGGGGAAGTAACTGCGACAAAGATGCTTGCCGAGTTAAAGACGGAGCAAGAGTTCTATGCGTGTTGTGTGGAGGCGATGGGCGCAGAGCGTGTGTTAGAGAACGGTAGGTTGTTGTGGCTACGCCGCACAGCAGATCAAATGTGGGAGCCACCAAGTGAAGAAGAATGAATTTAAGTTAGCGGGGATGACGTGGCAGGTGGTTGATACAGCAATGACTGACCTTGGAACCTCCATACCTGATACCTGTACGATTCTGTTAAATGATAAGTTGAAAGGGCAAGAGCGAGATGTCACCTTGTTACATGAAGTTATCCATGCGATTATGTTTACGATGGGTGAACGTGACCATGACGAGCGATTCATAGAGGGCTTCGCTCAGTTGTTATACCAGTATGAGCAACAGAGAGTATAACGACGGTGAATGGACTGAGGCTAGGTTTCGAGCGTTTATAATCTCTGCCCTTCGTGCCTACATGAAGCGCTTCCCACCTAAGTGGAAGGCTTTAAAAGCAGCATCGATTGGTAGGATTATTAACAAGAGGTCGGGACGGTTGGCTGAGCATTACAAGTGTGCTAGTTGTGAGGATAACTTCGTGGCTAGGGATGTACAAGTGGATCATATTGAACCCGTTGTATCCCCGCAGGAGGGCTTCCAAGACTGGTGGACATACATGAACAGGCTCTACTGTGAGGCTGAGAACTTGCAGGTGTTGTGCAAACCATGCCACAAGCAGAAGACAGCAGAAGAGCGTAAGGAAAGGGTGAAGAACAAATGAACGTAAAGCTAATGTGGGTAACACCTCATGCTGAAGAGATGGTTGCCTATATGGCTCGTGTCTCAAACCCAGAGAATCAGAGTAACGTAGCGACCGCACCTAAGTTGTTGCGTTACCTGATGAATAACAAGCATTGGTCACCCTTCGAGATGGTTAATGTTTGCATGGAGATTGAGGTAACACGGGACATAGCACGACAGATTCTGCGGCATCGGTCGTTCAGCTTCCAAGAGTTTAGCCAGCGGTATGCCGAGGCTTTGGATATGGAGTGCAGTGAGGTTCGGTTACAGGATGAGAAGAACCGACAGAACAGCCTCCCTACTGAAGACCGAGAGTTACAGCGCTGGTGGGATGAGATGCAACGTAGCCTGATAGCGCAAGCTAGAGGGGTGTACGGAGCTGCTCTGAACAACGGGATAGCGAAGGAGGTAGCGCGTAAGATTCTGCCTGAAGGGTTAACCAATAGTCGGATGTACATGAACGGGACGTTGCGGAGTTGGATGCACTATGTTGACATCCGGTGTGACGAGGCAACACAAAAAGAACATAGGGAAGTAGCAGATCAGTGTAAGGATATATTGACTGACCTCTTCCCTAGCATTTATGGAGAGAAGAATGGATAAACAG